TAACTCCAGGCTTCTTACCAAATACAGAATTAAGTGTACCTAGTAATTCATCTGAGAAATTTAATGTAGCACCTTGCAAATATTGTCCAATGCTTTGTGGTGTTACTACACCAGTTTCAATAGCATTTAAAACACTTTCGCCTTGTTTACTTAAATTGCCTTGGTCTCTACCAGCAGATAAGTCAAAATACAGTTCTTGAATAACTGCTTTTGGGTCTTGAGCCATGTTTAGTCCTTACTTAAATAATATATTTTTGTTTTTAATAACGCCTGTATTACTTTGAACCATTGCTGGCAATTGTGACTTAATAGCAATAATATCTGGAGCAGTTTTAGCTTGTAAGTCTTTAGTAAATGCCATTTTATCTTTAAACAATTTAGCTCTAGCTTGTGATGGGTTTCTTTCAAGAAGAGAAGCATTTTGAAGTTGCCATTCTGCTGACCATTCAGCAAGAGCAGCATCACGTTTAGCACCAATTTCAAGCACATTAAGAAGTAATAAGTTACCTTCAGGTGTTTTACCAATACCAGGAGCTGAGTCAACAATAAATTGTAAGTCTGTATTAGTTGGGTTAGCACCAAGTTTCTTAACTTGAGGAATAATAACGCCTTTAGATAATGCGTCAAATTGTTCAACTTTAGAAGTAGACTCAACATTAAAGCCTGGTACAAGTAATTGACCTGCTTTAGAAATTGCTTTAGCTGCTTCAGCACCAGTACCTGTTTTTACACCTTCATTAATTAAACTCTTCATTGATGTAATAGTTGGTAATGTGCTTTGAGCTTCATAACCAGCAGTTAAACTACCTTCAAGGTCTTTAATAGCATTAGATGCAAACTCTTTATTAGATACGTTAGTTGTAACAGTAGTTTTAGGAGCTTTAAGGTTAGCCATTTCTTTAGCGTATTGATTAAATGTTCCTCCATAACCTTGTTTAACAGCATATTCATATTCACGAATATCATTAGGAATAGCTTTTTGAAAGTCTAATACAGCGTCTCTTTGTTCTTTTTGTATCTTAAGTGCATTCATTGCATTTTCTGTAGCTGCATTATAAGCACCTTGTGATGCTTGCATACCACCTAAGTAAGACTTACCAAGAATAGCAGGCAAACCAATGCCTTGGTTTTTAGGTTGAGCAAAATATGTTGCAGCAGTACCAATAAGACCTGATAATAACGCTTGGTTTTTTAATTTTTCTTGTTGGTCTGTACTAAGTAAACCACCTAAGTATTCAGGCTGTTTAGCAGCAAATATATTCATGCCACTTAATACATTACCAAAACCACTTTCTGTATCAAATAATGCCATAATTAATAACCTCTTCCATAAACTTGTAAGCCGCCATAGCTAGGTGATAGTCTAGTTAAAAGTTTTTCATCTTGACCTAAACCGAATGATGGTGCTTGTCTTTGTGTAATTGGAGCTGTTGGAGCTACTGGTAAATTAAGTGGTGGAGCTGGTTGGTTAAGAGCTTGATAACCTTGTAACCCTGTTCCTAATGCTTGAGATGGGTTTGCTTGCGCCCAGTCAGATAACATAGTACCTGCACCTGTTATTTTATCCATAGCTGTTGGAGGTGTGTAATTAAATATTTTAGAAGCATCCATAGCGCCTAATGGAATACCACTAGCACCGCCAGCTAAGTTTGCTGTAGTTAAATTAATACCGTCAGCAAATGCACCGGTTGCTGTAGTTGCAGGCAATGCACCACTACCAATACCTCCTAAATTAGTACCTATAGATGTAGTAGGAATTGAGCTAGATAAAGTATTAATTCCCATTCCAGGCACTATTGCAGTTCCTGCTGCATCTGTAGTAAGTTTTACACCTGGAGCTACTCCACTAGAAAACATATTAGCAACTTTACCGCCCAATAAACTTTCTGAACCGCCAAATAAACCACCTGTAGCACCACCTAACAAAGCACCTTTAAGTGGACTTTGTCCTGTAATTGCTGAACCTACAGCGCCTACTCCAGCGCCTATTAATGTTGGCATACCCATATTAAGATACCTTTCCTACTAAATAGCAAATAGGCTCTAAGATAGCACGATAAACACGACCTAGTGTGTCTCTCTTATTACCACGCATTTGTTTATAAATGTCAGCAGTTCTATGTCTAGCAATATGTGCTAATACATTACGTACCACTTTATTAAGTTTACCTTCACCTTTAGCAAATTCTACTAATGGTAAGAAGAGTGTGTGATAGCCTTTTTCATATACTTTAGCATTAGGCATATTAGCTGAATGTTTAAGCCAAATTGCATTTCTAAATGAGCCAAAGCCATAAGCCTGTTCATTCATCATAGTACATACAATTTTTCCACCACCACTTTGTTGAGACTGTGTAGTAGATACTTGACCAACTGGAGCGCCATAAGCAGCACCAAGGTATGCTTGAAGTTTTTGATAAGGTTTGTTTTGTTCAAAGTTAAACTTGTCAATTGCAGCTTGTAATGCTGTTTGTTGATAGTTTTCTGTAGTTTTACCTACGTTAGCTAATTGTTGAATATCTGCATAGTCAGCAGCAGCCATTTGAGGTGCATTAAATGCAGCTTGTTGTTGAGCAGCACGTTCACCTGCGTAGTTAGCATAAGCAAGATCACCATATTTATTAGCAAGTGTATTTGCTAGTGTGTTTGCAGCTCTGTTTTGAATATCTGCAGAAACGCCTGAACCATAACGACCTGCCATAGATGCTGTACCTTGTGCAGCTTTAATAGCGTCATTATATGCTTGTGTAGCTTCTTGAGTTGCTCCGCCTAATGCTTGTGTAAAGTATGGGTTACCTGCTGATAAGTATTGACCTTGAACTGTACCTAATTGTTGTTGTTGAGCTGCTTGTGTAAGTGGGCTACCTGTTAATGCTCTATTTTGAGCAGCTTGTAAAGCTAAGGTAGTTTGTTGAGATGGGCTTACATAAGTTTGACCACCAAAATATTCTGGACCAGGTTGTTTATATAAACCTTTAGCTTCTTGTAAGCCATATTCTACGAATGGTCTAACTGTTGGGTCTAATTCAGACTTTGTAGTAGATGTTCCACTACCTCCGCCTCCTGAACCACCGCCACCATAGAATGTGAATGACTGTACTAATTCTTGTACCCAATTGTGTAACTTAAACATATCTAGTTCCTTAAAGTGTATATTCCCATGTTTGAGGTTTAAAACCCATTGCTCTTGCTCTACGTTCCCATCCTTTTCGTTGTGAATTGAATGTAACTTTAGACTTACCGCCTTGTTTTGCTATTGCTTGTATTTCTTGAAATGCTTGTTGAAAGAGTGTAATGTCATTAATAGTAGACCAAGAAGCCCATACATGAAGTGTGTCTCCCAATGGTTGAAGCACTACAAAACCTACTGCTTTGTTGTCTATCATGCCTATAAACAACATAGACCTATTTTCGTAACAGTCACAATAAACATCTTCAACTATCCAAGATGTGTGACCTTTTGCTCTTACTAACTCAAGACCATGTTTAACATAGTCCCAATGTTGACGTAAATTTTCTTTAGGTATGTAGTGTAAAATCATCCTACTATTATATAACGATATACCTTATTCGTGCCTGTATTTGCAGGGTGACTGATAGTAGCTTCGCCTTGTGTTTGTGAGCTAATATAAGGTTCTGTAAATAAATTAGTCGTAAATGAATTAGCACTTAAATACTGAATAGTAACAATAGTACTAGGTGTTGCAGGTCTAGTAGGTGTTGTTTGTGCTGCTAAATGTTCTACTGTTACTAATGTAGAGCTAGTAGCCCATGCTAAACTTACATAGTCATCTTTAGCAAGTTCTATATTAAAGTTTAATGCTGCAATAAGATTACCATAAATACTTGCACTTTTACGAGCTGGAACAGTAAATTTACTGTTAGAACCTGCAACATCTGAATTATTTTTTCTAAACCATATATCTATGTCATGTTGAGCATTATCAGTATTAACAAATTGAATACTAAACTGAACATTATAAAGACCAGAGTAGTCTACTTTTACTTTGTATCCATCTACTAAACTTGTACCTAAAGAATAGTCTGTAGTGTTAAGTGTAATGTTTGCTGTAGCTGTTGTAGTGGCTATACTTTGGTCAGTAGTGTCTTGAAATGCACCGTATGGGAAGTATGTACTAGCTGCTGTTTGTGTTTTAGGTGATAGCCCAATATATGAGTTATAACCTATACGTTCATCATAGATAGTTGTAGAAGTAGCACCTGAAGCTACTAAAGTAATATCACCTGTATTGTTTGTTTTGCCTTCTACAAGGTTGTTTACAATTTCCGCAACTTGTCTAGGCTCACCTCCCAACATAGGGAGTTTACGATACATGTCACGCATTATCTAGTACCTTGTTGTTCTACATCATAGTCAAAGCTAATAGCATATAGCCAATCACCACTAGGTGTCATTCTAAACCTATGATAACGACCATAACTTCTCATTGGGCAACGACCTTCTGAACTAGCTGCAACTGGAGTAGAGTATGTAATAGCATCATCTAATTCCTTACGAGATGCTATAGACATTTCTGCTGAACCATTTTCTATTTGTGGTCTAGTAAGTGTTACAACAGAGTTATAACCTATTTCTACGTCACCTGTAGTAAATGTTGCTGTAGTATTTACTCCGGTAAATGTCACAATTTTAGTTGCTTTTACACCTGCAAATAATAGTTTTCCACCTACCCATAAACGTGAGTCTAAAGATGTTGTAATGCTATCTAAAAAACCATAAGCATCTAAGTCTTCTAATGTAAAGCCAGATGTTGTAATAGATGAAATGTAGTCTACAGTTGTATCTGCTTTTGACCATTTATCTGTTTGCCAGTTATACATAATTAATGTGCGACCAGCATTTACATTTACAAAGTTCCATACCACAATATTTTTAACAGGGTCTATTGCTGTACTGCATGAGTCAATTTGTGATAATTCACAGTTTGTAAAGAACCATTTATCTATTTTATCTGTGCCAATAGGTTTAATATTGATACCATCACATGAGTAGAAACCATCATCTGATAAGAAGTATGTAGTTTGACCATATTGTGCTACAGTTGCACCTGAAGTACATCCTAAACCACGTGAAATAGTGTCAAATTGGAAGAATAATGGTGAGCCAATATATGACATACGGACTATGCCACGCTCTAGCAAGACTAGACCAAACTCGCCACCAGTAATACCTTGTATATTACCGCCATCTGCGATAATTTGATAGTCACTTTGAGATGCACCACCTGGTGTCCAGTCTGTTTCGTCATTAATATCTGACCATTGTACTTTGTTAGGAGCGCCACTAATGTTAGCTGCCACTACAAAGTCACGAATAACTGTAATATATTTACATACAGGAGCTGCTGCTGCTAAGTCTGCAAAAGCTGTAGAACTATTTACAGTCCATGCTTGTATTTTGGCGTCATTGTTAGCAGCTAGTAATACGTCACCAAACTGAGCAAAACTCCATCTATAAATACTAGAGTAATTACCTGTCTTAGATACGTTAGTTAAATTTAATGTGCCTGGATCAAACTTAAATAGTTTAGTAGCGCCACCTGCAAATAACTGTGTTACAGTACTAAATTTACCTGCATACACATTGTTTAAGTTTTCACTAGCTGCATTAGAATAATCCACAGCAGTAGGAAATGGTGAGTAACCAATAGGCAACGGTAAAGTATTATTTACATCTATTAATGCACCTACTGTAGATGGTTGGTCTGGTAACCATTCTGTTAAATTTATCCTATTGGTAGCCATGTATTATTACTTCCTGTTATATCTGTCCATGTGTCTGAACCTGGTGGAATATCATTCCATGACTCTGAGCCAGGGGTTACAGGTGACCATTCTTCACCTAAAATTTTTCCTTTTGCTGTGACTGTAGATGTTGCATTTATTGCACCTACACCAGCTAATATAGCGTTTGCACTAGCGTTTAATAGTGCTTCTACTGTTATTTGACCAAAACCTTCATAAGTCATACCACCATTAGCAGTCACAGTTGCTACGCCATTTATAGCACCACTACCTGTTCTAATACGTATAGCGTCAGCAGTAAAGCTAGAGTTAGCAAATATTGCGCCACTAGCAAATGCGTATACATAGATACCGTCTACATATAGTTGAGCTGTGCCTGTGATAGAACCACTAGCGTATATCTCTGAATATCCGTCAGCAGTTACATTAGCAATACCGTTTATAGCACCACTAGCAAATGCAATAGAGTATCCGTCTGCTGTGACTGACGCAGTAGCGTTTATAGCACCTGAATTAAGTCTTATGCGATAAGCGTCTGCTGTAACGGTAGCTGTTGCATCTATTTGACCAGAGCCAAATACTACACCACTAGCAAGAGAACTAAATGCTGTTTGGGAAAAGGCTGATATGCCAAACATTAGTCAGCCTGTTCTGGTGTGTTACCTTCTTCAAGCCATTTAAGGTAGGCTTGGTAGTCTGTATTTCCGTTGTCAAATGGAATAGCTGCACCATCTTCTAGTCTTATAACTCCTCTTGATGGAGTGCCTTGAAACATAGGTTTTTGTAGTTTATACATATTATAGCTCCGCACTTGCAGTTAAATTATTGCCAGATGTATTAAGAGTATAACAAACAACACCACGACCAATAGTCTTGCTATTAGTATTAAAATCTAACATCATTTGGTCTATGCCTTCAAAAGCAGAAGCAATACTAGATACAGTATGACTAGTACCATCATCTGCATATATTGTTCCAGCATAAGCTATTGTTGGTGCAGCTCTCATAGCTACAGGATATTTAACATAAGTTCTTACTTGTGTTGTTAATATACATACTCCAGAACCTATAGCAATATAGTCACCTGTTGTTCCGCCATCAACTTTCCAATAGTATCTTTGGCATAATGCCATTTCCATACCATAAAGTCTGCGTTCAAACGGTGTTGCTGATGTGTTTTGTTCTAGTTGGACACCTGTGATGTAGAAGGTAGCACCGTTTGTACCAACTACGGATGTATTACCAGTCACATTTCTAAAAAATGTTGAACCCCATGAGCCAGCAGTTCCACTTACAGATGCTCCGTCCCCCATGCCAAAAAACAGCAGAATACCTTGACCATTTGTAGTATTCCATGTGCCAGTTGTATCGCCAGCAATGGTAATTGATTTTTGTTCCCAAGTGTTAGCGGCTGAAATTGTATAGCTAAAAACATAAGACCTATTGGTTGCGCTATTTGAAACAGAACCACCAAAGGTACCTGTTAATGAACTGCGAACCCAAAAACTAAGGGTTACTGTTCTAGCATTAGCTGTTCCCCATGCTAAATCTGCAACATTAAAACCTTCAATAAACTGAGCCAAATCAAAATAATCAGATGCCCCAACAGAATAAGCAGAAGTAGAAGTCATGCCTAAATAGTTTGTAAAACCCGCTGGCGGTGTTACAGAACCAGCATTTTGTTGAGCATTCATTTTTGATGATTGCGATACATTAGACCTAAACCTATCAACAGGAAACACACTGTCATTAAAAGTAACACTAGCACCAGCATTTCTCTGGTCTATCCTCATATCACCATTTATAATACGGTTCTTTAGCACATAAGGTGACGCTGCAGCTCCTTGTAGAGATGCGTCATTAAACGTGACTCCGTTACTGCCGTCTAAAATCATCCACATTATGCTGCTCCTAATCTGTTAGCATTAACTTCTAGTTGTGCTTGATATGCTGCAATGACTTCTGGTGTATGTGTAACCTTACATATATCTTGAACTTGTTGTTCTTGTGCAGAATAATCTTCACCTGGAGTTATGCACCATCTATGGTAAGTTCTTGAAATTTGGTTACCGTCTTCAGTAATAATAGTAGCTTGACGAACTTGAACTGTTCCATTCTCTACTATTTCAATTTTATCAATTAATACTTGTTTTTCTAATGACATTTTGTTTTTCCTTAAATTGTGTAAGTGAGGGTTCT